ATATAAACGTATGTATAGTAGTATGTATGGCATATATGCAGTACCAGGATATATAAACGTATGTATAGTAGTATGTATGGCATATATGCAGTACCAGGATATATAAACGTATGTATAGTAGAATCAAGTACCAGGAGATCACTACCCGGATTTTAAGCAAACCAATGTTTAGTATTAGAAACTAGAGTATTGCCTATAGATATTAGAACTAGAGTATTGCCTATAGATATTAGAACTACCGGGATTTTAAGCAAACCGATGTTTAGTATTAGAAACTAGAGTATTGCCTATAGATATTAGAACTAGAGTACCCCCTATACCTTTCTAGAGTTAAGGTGGGTTCGGGGTGTCCAGTGTCACACGCTAGACCACACCAATTTCCTAATAGCCGAATCCCTGTAGCGGTCAATCCGGAAAGTTATACATATTAAACTCAACACGGACCACCTGCGGTTTGCCTTGCTGATTGACAAAGTTCGGATCAGCAGTCAGCCCTAACTTCCCTGTATTATCCAGCATGAATATGCCTGCATCCGTTTCCAGAATGACACTACCAATTCTCTCCTGCCTAACGGATAGCAACTTAACCCTCTTTAGCTCTACTTCCATCTCGTAGGCACTCCTCTGTCCTCAGCAGTCAATATAGGTCTAATCATCACAGGGTAGCCTGCACGACTGCCTCTAGTATCATTATAATGCTTCCTAATAATCATTTCCAACTGTTTGCTGTCCTTAACATCATAGTAGTCTAAAACAGCCAATACCTGCACAAAACCTGCCTTTGGTGCTGTCTGCCTTACTTCAGGCTTGCTTTCCTCTTTCTTCTCTTTTGTAAAAAACTTTAATATATTCATACTGCCAATAAACATGGATATTACATAGCGGTCAATTACTACTTGCTCTTAACTGCCGATCTAGCAAAACTGTCACTATGCAAGCAGTAAGAATAAAACTCACACCTGACCTAGGATTGAAAAAGATACTGAAGACAGTAGCCGGTAGTCACTACATAGTGCATTCCTGGAATAATGACATAGCGGCGGTGACTATATGTGATGAAGAGTACGCGCTCGCACAAGCACAAAGGTTGCGGTACCTCTGTAATTTACTTGACAGTGCGCGAACAAATGTTACTTCTAACACAAATGATAAAGATGATAATAATTTTAATATTAGTAGCACTGAGTTGTCAGGAGAAACCGGACAACAGGAAACGTGATCTAGCCATAGTTGCATTGTTTGCATCTAGGAATGTTCCAACTATTCAGAATTGCAGAGCGTACAGTGGCAACGGTAATTCGCTCTACCCTAACTACTTGGTTACACAACAAGACGGTAAAACATACACGACTGTAATTCTAGGCGACTCCACAATGGATCTATCGGGGCATGTCCCTGGATTTCTATCAACGGGCACCCAGAACAGAGCAGTATCAGGTAACACCCTTTGTGACATGCTGGAACAAAGTTATGACATCCAGTATAAGCCTGACCGTATAGTCGTGGCAAGCCTAGGCGGTAATGATTTACTCAGACATGTCAGTAATGCTAATATTATACAAACCGGTAAGGATCTTGTCAGTAGGCTTAGGCAGGTCTATCCTTCTGCATTATTGTTCGGAGTAGGTGTACATCAAACTAAAGTAGACTATGCAAATGCTAACCGTGGTATAACTAATGCCGCACTGCAACCTTTGTTTGATTGTTATTTAAGCCCGGATCCTTATTTTACCAGTCCTAGTTCGGATTACTTAGACAGTATACATTATAGCTCTACTGTCAGTATGAAGATTAGGCAAGGCTTGATTGATAATTGTAAAGTTACACTAAACGTAAGGAGTTCTAGATGAAACTAATATTAATATTTCTACTTACTACCGTATCTGTTATAGCAGAGACCACCGTACCAAAATACACATGCACTGTGTGGCAGTATGAGTATAATCCAAAAATTCCTCCATACAAGCCTATCATTGTCTGTACTGTTAAATAATTGACTGTTACCTGTAGATACAAAACAGTGGGCATATAGGCAGGGATACATGGAAACTAAAAACTTAACAGCAACTTGGAATGGAAATCGGAGAAAACCTGTAGCATGGCAGATGTTAGATGTCAAAGGTACATCGAGAAAGAAAGGTAGATACGGAAGAGTAAGTGGTGCCCAGATGTGGGATGCACACAGATTTATCGCATTCGTCACTACTATTGATAATCAAAGACGGTAAGCATGACAAAACACGTTTATACTAACATCATTCACGGTGTTCTCAGACAAAGCAATATAACTACACTCCAACGAGGGGTGTACGTTACTTGCACTATAGATGATCGCACAAGTTCTACACTACTGGTATTAAAATTAATGCAATGGCGGAATGGGCACCTACCTGTAAAGTTACCTATTGCTGAATGGAATCTATCTACTGGCAGTGCACATGATTTCAGAGTTATGTTGCAGTCTTATCTGAAAGAGCATGTAATCATTTAGGTATATCTGAACTACCCCAAATAGTCTTCGTCTGGTTACGTACCATTTGTATCATATCTTTTGTGCTTAACTTTGTAGCATCCTTATTTAACTTCGCCTTCTTTACACTCTCTACGCCAAAAGTAGCCGGTATTATAATTCCGTAATTTATGTGCCGTTCATCGTAGTAGTCTTTAATCTGTGGCGCCAGTTCTGCCGGAACTAAAAAGTAAAAGAAGTGAGGTGCATACTTCGGACTATTCTTATACAAGCGTATAATCTTTTTATCGAAATTTGCATTGAAATCTGATTTGCTTACTTTAATTTCGATCTCAATTAACTTCCTGTCTCTAGTGACACCTAAGATGTCTGGTCGTCCTAATCCGTCATGTAGTCCGCGCTCCATACTGATAATATCACAACGTTTATCGTAGAGTAGGAAGTTAATACCTACTTGCTCTAAGTGAGTCATAGTAATTTACCCCATTGCTGTACAATCGCTTCAGCTATACCTTGGTAAGTAACACTACGTAAACGCTTCCTATCAGGTGTTCGTTTCATATTCTTATTCTGTTGTTGCTTAGCCTGCGGTAGTTTATACAATTCTGATTTTACATTATTCGTTTCCTTTAGCCGCGGTAATCCTGATAGCCATAAGCATGTCGCTTTTCTATCCATGTGCCCAAACTGGTAAGGCTGTATTATCTGGTCAGGTTTTCTGTATCTAGTAGACATGACACCGATCGGATTTTCAACTGCTTTCATCGGAATATCTAATGTGATAATATCCATGAAAAACTGGACGGCTAACTCACGTGCAGCGTATCTAGCCGCACCTACAAGTACACCTGACTTTCTTTGTGGTTGTTCTTTAAACCAAGAATTAGCAGTGCATGTAAGATAATCGCAAGGTGGATGAAATATACCGAGATCCCATTTATCATTTTTAGCCACAGCTAAGACATCTCCTTGGATGTGCCACTCAGGATGTCCACCAGAGCAAGATAATAAATCACAAGAGTAGGCTTCATAGCCGTGCTTTCTAAATTCAGTAGTTATTACCTGTGACTCTTCACAGCCGATAAGAATTTTACTCATGTCGTAAATCTCCAAATAGTCCACGAACACTCCATGGGTACTCTCTTAACATCTGTGCAAATGGTTTTTGCTGTCCTTGCACACCTAGTATTGTAGGCATTACCCATTCAGGTGTATGATTTTTATATGTAACTCTGACAATAGGAAATCTAGGCATGGTAACAACTGCATTTTCCATTACAGTATCACAAACATCTTGTAACTTCTGTATGTATTCTTTTCGTTCGATCTCTATTTCTAAATTAACCATTGCTGATATCCTCGTGTATCTTTTCTTGGGCATGACTACCGCCGCATAACCACAACATTCGTCTAGCAACTCTTTTCGCATAAGCATCTAACAGATTCGCTAGAATGAATCCTATCCTAGTTTCTGGATTTCCTAACTCAATACTGTTCGATAGTCCATCGAATTTAGTATGGCAAGGCATACACATTAAGAGTCCGTTCTCTACATTGTCGTAGTCCCAACGAGTATTACCTTTCATCTGATTTGTTTTAAATAGATGACTGAAAGTTAACATATTTGTTCCACCGCAGACACAGCACCATTTATGCCCTTTATTGAAAAGTATCTCAATCAAAGGCATATTACTTTTGGTAGTTACAGGCTTCTCTTTTTTCACCTTAGTAACTACTTTCTTTTTTACTTTAGGTATGCGCTTAATCATTTGCGATCTCACAAGGGACACCACTGGCAGTTAGTCTTTCAACTTTCTCTTCTATAGTCTCTTTCTTCCACACACCTTTAGGTGGACCAAAGCATTTAAGTCTGACTTCTGCCATCTCTCTTTCCATCTTCGCTATACCTGCTTCACATTTTTCTTTATCATAAGGATATGCAGCACTGAAATCACGATCTGAGTTTAGCATTTTAGCATGTAGTCTTTGATGATGTAGTGGCCATGAAGCTTCATTGTTAGTCTCACCTAACGGAGTAACATCGCCCCAGTCCTCTTCTCGTCTAGTCATGGGATCATTGTTTCTTGTCACGAACATCCACATAGCAAAGCAGTAAAAAAATAAACCGTATGCTGTGAACGGCAGTAATAACAATCCTGTCGAAAAAGGGATTTCACTTTTATAGATGACCGGACTAATAGGGCTACCTAAGTACAAAAAAATAGTACCTAGTAGTATGCTAATGTAAAATATAAATCTTGTTCTATTGTTTCTCATTCTGTCATCTTCTTAACCTATATACTACTTGACAACTATTAATACTGATTATACTGCAAATATGGAAGAAGTAAATTTACATAAGCCTAGCGTAACCAAAGTTAAAATAAATAGACCTAAGCGGCAGAAAACGATAGCCCAGCTTAACACTAAAATCACAGATAAATTACCTGATAACGAAACAGATAAGAACATAGACGTAGATATAAACGTAGAATCTATGGAGTCCGTAGACAAGTTCATTAAGAACTGTGATTGGGGTGATTTTGATTTAGCCTTATTAGTGAACACACTAGAAAAACTATCTACAGTTATCACAGGCATTGACTTATTCCCATACCAGAGAGCACTGCAACGGCGTGTATTCTGGTCCATCTTGCTTAATGATTCTGCAATCATAACTGGACTTATTTCTAGACAAGGTGGTAAATCACAGACACTAGCATGTACAATCACTACACTTTGTGTGGTTATGCCTAGCCTAGCAAAGCTGTACCCGGATCAGCTAGGTGTGTATGAGAAAGGTTTCTGGGTAGGTATCTACGCACCTGTTATGGAACAGGCAGAAACAATCTATGCAAAAGTATTGTCTACTGCTAAAAGCACACATGCTCAAGAGGTGTATAAAGATCCCGGCATTAATACTAAAATGGAACTACATGGTTGCCGTTGGAGCAATGGTAGTCACGTACATAGACAGTCGGCAAGTCCGAAAGCACAAACTGAGTCTAAGACGTGGCACCTACTTTTACTAGAGGAAGCCCAAGGACTTGCTGAGGAAGTAATAGACCAGAAATTACTACCTATGGTGGCATGGACAGCAGGCACGACTGTGATGATCGGTACTGTAGAGCAAGAGCGTGTCCCTTTTTATCTACAAATAGAACAAAACAGAGATGCTGATACATTACGACCTGCACACTTGAAATGCCATATTGAATTTGATTACATAGAAGTTATGAAGTATAACAGCCGTTATGCGAAGCATGTGGACTCCGTTGTAAAGAAATATGGTAAGGATAGCGTATATTTTAAAATGTCTTACGGACTAGAATGGCAGTTCGGGGAAACACACCCTATTACAATGGAGACATTAATTAATTACTGCTATAGTCCGAAGGTAGGTATAACTGCTTACAGTGATGACCCCGTAATTGTAAGTATTGACTTAGCAAAAGAAGGTGACTTAACTGTAACTACTGTGATTAAGATACCTAGAATTTATATGGAGTATGAAGACGGGTTATTTGAATATGTGAAAGCTGTCCAGATTTTAAATTGGTTCTCAGTGGGTAATATGAAGTATACACAACAACGACCAATGATTCATGACTTCCTCTGTGCATACCCGAACATAGTTGCGATTGTAGTAGATACTACCGGTGTAGGTACGTCTGTGTATGAAGAAATGCAGCGAGAGTGGAACTACCTCTGTGACTGGACACCGTTCGTATTCAGCCCGAAGAGCAAACAGGAAATGACTAAGCTCTGGGAAGAGTATCTATACAGTAATAGATTAATCATACCTAGCGACCAGCAAGCAAAGGATACTAAGCATCAAAAAATGTTAATGAGCCAAGCCACTAAGCAGAAGAAAATAACGAAACAGAACTACACCTATTACACAAGTATGACCGAGCAAGTCCACGATGACTATTTCTGGTCATGGCTATTAGGTGTGTGGGGTGCTCATAAATTAATAGCAGCAGGTATGGAAGTAGAGTGTAATCCGGGTGCTATCTATAGACCTAACAACTACCCGGAATTTACAGGATTACAAAATAGGAGAGAACAGGTTAAAGCAGGTGAGTATTTGAAGCTAGATATCCGACAGCAGCGACTTTCCAAGTGGGGGAAGTGATACCTGATTTAATTGCTCCATTGTTTCGCTATTATTAATTAGCATTTGCTTTGCTAGAGGCAACCATTCCCATAGTTGCTCTTCAGTGTTTATGCTAGCATTTACTTCTAATTTTCTATCTTTAGTTTGTAATGATACATGTATGTAAGGTAACTCTGGGTCATTTGTGACAGTAAGCACAAATGCACCTACGTCAATTTTATGAATTGCATCGATAAGCTTTGATATACCTTTCATCTCTTCTTCAACTCCCCAATTAGGTCTTTAGTGACAGAGCCTAACCCGTCTTCCAGTCTTTTGCAACGCTCGATAACATTGTTTGCTCTATCCTCTGCTTGCTTCGACCTAATGTATGTAAGCACAAATGCTATGATTAAAAAAGTAGTGCTAACTAATGTAGCTAATTCCCATATTGTCATTTCTGTGCACCTACACATAAAGCTGCCATAGCATCTGCTATATGTTCATGCACATTTTTCTTAAAGCCTGTGAATATTTTTTCATGTCCTAACTCTAGCATTTTTTTAATAACCTCTTCTTTCTCTACTTTACGAATATCTGAATCTTCGTAACCTACAAATTTCTTTATCTCCGTGTTTCTGATAATTGTAAATGGAACTCTGACTTGAGAAAACACGCCAATGCAAATTCCGTAACTAGCCATAGCTCTACTTGATTTACTGCCTACAGGTAGTTCGACATAAATATGCTCGGTGTCTATTCCTATAAATTCTGCAATACCTTTACTTAGTAACATAGCCCGTTCGAGATCTTCTTGATTTTTGTATAAGTGCTTTGCTTTCTTCTTACTAAGCTTTTTAGTTACTATAACATCTGCCGCTATTGGTCTCAGTGTTCTACCTTGCATGTCGGCTTTAACTAAGCCCCAGTTGCTCATTGATGGGTCCATTCCTACTACTATCATGTGTCCATGAAATAATTCCTTGACTTCCTGTAAAGATAATAACTAATAAACTGACATGAGTATATTCAGCCTAGTAAGCAATGCGTTATCATCTTTAAAACTTAGCGGTGCCGGAAACGGAACCCAGAATGTTATCGGACTTCTACAGAAACAGGAACAGGTCAGGGTCAACCAGATCAGGGATTACCGTGCTTGGTATAATGGGCATCATTTCCCTACCGAGCGTGAGGATGGTGCACTTCCATACGCCAATCTCAGTTATGCCCAAGTAGAAAAATCTATTGTATGGCTAACAGGTAAACCACCACAAATCACATTCAGACAAGATATTCATACTGTCATGGATGAACTTTTCCAAGAAGTGATAGATAATAGCGGTGGTAACTCCATATTCTATAAAGCGTTGCAACAAGGTGGTGTTACCGGTGATGTTATATTACAGGCGTATTGGGATGCATATACCAATTACGGTAAAGGTGGGGTAGCTATAAAAATATTGGATAGTGCTCGAACATTCATAGAATATACCAATGCAGGGCAACTTAAACGGATGTCGAAAGTGTTAATCCAGTGGGAAGAACTTGATGCTAAAGGCGAAGTTCGAACAGTTACTGAGATATGGACTCCGCAAAAAGTACAAACATTTCCGGCAGATTCAAGCAGTTCCAGTATTTACACGTTCCCTAACATAGATAGAAATAAATTAAACACTAGTGGTCCATTTGTGGAAGAAGACAACCCTTATGGTGAACTTCCATTTGTTCATATTACCAATTTAATATTACAAGACAGTGTGTATGGACGTTCCGATCTCCATGATTTGAAAACACTTAATAAAGAATTGAACGATGGTCTAGTTTCTTACAAAGACAATGTGGACTATACTGGAAATCCAATCACACTACTATTCGGACTTGCTGCAAATCAGGTTAAAAGAAGTCCAGGTCGTCTCTGGGGCGGCTTGCCTGTCAACTCTAGAGTCGAGCACTTGACTATGGACAGCACCCATGAGCAAATCAAAGACTATATGAAGCTGTTGGAGAAGTATATGGGTGTAGGCGGTATTCCTATTCCATTGCTAAATCTAGAAACGAGTATGAGTTACAGTGATACCACTAATACCGGTTTAAGACTGTACTTCCTGCCCATTATTGAGCTTTCTTCTCGAAAAGAGATGTCGTACCTCCCTGGATTCAAGCTTATAGTCGAAATGAGCCTACGCTTCGTGAATAAGTTTTTCAACCTACAATTGGAAGAGTTGAACAGTGTAGACCCGGCTTTAATGGCTAAATTACAAGCAATGCCTGTCATGGCTGAAATGCCACAACTGTTATTGAAAATAATAGAAGTTAGAACAAAGCAATATTATGAATGTGAATTTAAGTTTACCGAACTAGTTCCTAAAAATAGAATGTATGAACTCATGGACATCGATGTAGAGCTTCGGAATAAATTAGAATCTGTACGCGGAGCTATGCAACGCTTAGGTATAACAGATCCAGAAGCTAAGATGAGAGAAATAATGGAAGACCAGAAGTTTGTAGCTTCGTTAGACCAGATGTACGCAGCTATGAGTGCTCCACCTACACCGGAGACTGCACCGTTCACACAAATGAGTGTGGATAATGCAGCGGCACAATTACCTGGCAGTAACGGGCAAGGCAGCCCTAGTGATAGTCAGAATGAGGCAGATCCTATGAATGCACAGAAAACAGAAGCAACTACAGGACAGTCAGCGGATACTGTAGCAACTAAACAAGCAGGTGGTAAACCACAATGAAAGCAATGAAAGCAATGAAAAATGTGCGTCTATTTAAAAACGCACAGAACGGTAAGCCTAAACGAGTAAAAACTGTTACAGACGATTACGGTAATAGAGTTCATATAGTGAATGGGAAAGTTAAACCAGCTTTAAGTAAATTTGCCGTAACACGTCGTTATATGAAATCTGTACGTATGGCTACAGATGATAAATATAGAAATGCGCCATTAGATGAAAAAAATAGACCTAAATTACGTAGGCACCAAGACTCTAAGCAGGTACGCTTATGGGTAGGGCATAATCTACCGGCAGGACAAAAACAAAGAAAAAATTATCTTAAATCTGATTATCATACCACTAGAGCTGACGCCATGACTTTCGATAATAGCACTGGTAATAGCAGTGCGACTAAATTGGCTAAAAAACTCCACAAAGGAAAACGCAAAGCGAAGGACTTCACGAAATGAAAACAACTCAAGCCATAAGAAATATTCGTAAATTTAAAAAGCACCAAACACATGGTGTAAAAGGTCGTATGATTACAGATGATTACGGTAATCGCTATAGTGTCACGACTGACCCGAAGGCAAAAGCGGCTAGGCGACATACACTTAGTAGAGCTAAGAAACGTGCAGATGGTTTAAATTACGAAGATCCTTTATACAATGCTCGTCCAAAATCAGAAACTGGACACGCAGCTAGTGTAAGAAGAAGAAATACCACTGTACTTGCGATGCCTAGTGCTACTGATAAAAAATTAAGTAAGATCTCTTACCACATAGCACGCCGTAAAGGAGATTTAAAGATGGCATCCGCAGCAGCAAGTAGAATACACGGAACAAAACGAAAACCAAAGGACTTTACAAAATGAAGAAGAAAATAGCAAAATCAATACGGTCACTAAAAACAATTAATGCAGGAAGAAAGACACCTGTAGTGAACTCTATAAGAGAAAGAGCACAGTATCTTAAAACAACAAAAGGTAATACACCGGCAGTACAAAAAGCTGTACGTAAATATGAAACTGCGGCCGATATATTAACTAAGTTACCTGAAAGAAAACCAAAACTGAGTAAAGAAGAGCGTTCTACTAAAATTGTAAATAATGTAATGGCAGGTAAAACACGGTCACATTTACCTTTTGAGCATCGGTCTATTTATAGAGGTGCACACGTCAAAGCATTGAAAAAGTTACGCCCAAATTACGTAAAGCCCGTAACTAGCACAAAACTACAGGGACGGGGTACTACAGAAAGAAAAGTAAAAGCTATCCGAAAACTACGCGAACGTAAATATAATAAATTTTATAAAAGTATTCCACCACAACCGGATATAGTTGGCGGGTACCAACCTAGTAAACAAGAAAAACTACGAAATGCTAAACACAGAAAAGATTTAAAGGATATACAGAAAAGACGTTATGGACAAAGAGATAAAGTAGCGAAAACACTAAAGGCGAATAGAAATCTATACAAAGGACTAGAAGGTTTATGAAATCAACTCCTGCGATGAAAAATATCCGTTTGTATAAAAATAAGATAAATGGTAAGCCTAAGCGTGTAACTACAGGTGTGGATGACTACGGTAATAGGTTTCATGTTGTTAATGGGAAAGTTAAACATAGTCGTAGTTTACGTGAGAATAAAAAAGCAGCACGAAAATTATCAAACACTATCAGTGACCCAAAGCGTCCAAAAAATGTAGAGCCTACTATATTCAGACATAATGATTCAGCACTACGTAGATTACGAGTTTTCAATAAGAAATGGAAAGGTAAGACACAACAGCCAACACACCCAGCTAAAATTGAATACCATAGTAATAGAGTAGCTTCAATATTTAATAGTGAACCGAAAGACATAGCTCATGCAAAAAGAAGAACTTCTATTGCGGCATCTGCTATACACGGTTATAAGCGAAAACCAAAAGATTTCACAAAGTAAAAGGAGACTCAAATGACAGTAACAACAGAAGCGCAGAGAAAGGCAAACCGAAAGCATCCGGTTAAAAGAGTAGTAGACAATTACGGGGATGAAGTTTTAGTATACATGAAAACTGGAACTGTAAAGAATCCACACACAAAAGAGAGAACGAGGAAATAACAATGGCTAAATCGGCAATATCAAACTTCAACAGTTTCAATAACAAGACGAAAAAATCAGCTATTGCCGGTGGCTCCGGTGTTAATCAAAAAATGCAAGCTAAAAAGTTTATGGCTACAAAGCAGAGTGGTAAATCAATAACCACTAGAAAAGCGAATAGGATGAAAAATTTAATTAAGAAAGGAAGTATCCATGTCAGAACAAAACCAACAAATACCAGTGTCTCCCGTATCCGTACCGCCGGCTTCTAACCAGCGCCCTGTGGAGATTTTAACCGCCGAACAAAAGGCATACATGCAAGAGCAGATTCAAACCGCTGTTCAAACCACGGCACAAAACCTGACCGCACAGTTTCAAACTAAGTTGCAAGAAGGATCGGCACTAAAAGCTACCGTCGAACAACTCATGGCTGAAAAAAAGGCTAAAGAAGAAGCTGAAGCTAAAGTTAAAGCCGAAGACGATGCTAGAGTTAAAGCCGAAGCCGAAGAAAAGAAGAAACAGGAATTAGATAAGCTCACCCTTACTCAAAAAGTGGAAGCTTACAAAAATGCAGCAGATGAAGTCATTGAAAAAGTGGCTACTGAGAGTGCACAGAAATTCGCAGCACTAGAAGAGCAGCTACAAGCTGAAAAGATGAACAATTTCGTCCTTAAAAAACGAAATGAAATCCCTGAAAGCGAACTCCCTGCATACCTATTCCCTGCTACTAGTCAAGGCGAAACACAAGAAGCATTTGAAGCAAAGCTCAACCAACAAAAGGAATTGTATAAAAAGATGAAAGAAGACATTCTAAAACAACACAGTGCCCCAGAAGGTTCTGTTCTCCCTATCGGTAGTGGACACATTACAAAAACCCAGACTAAATCTTGGGAGGATGTGCAGAAGCTAGGAAAGACTGAATTGAATGCGCTAAAGGATGAAGTATTTAAGAAATACGGAATTTAGTAAAAAACATTTGACAGTAAACGTATACGAACTTATATTCGTGTTCGTCAGATGAAACTGGGTGGAATAAAATCTACTCAGTTTCACTCACACCAAGTATCCGCTACAGTATCTCCACAGATTCATTTTTAGTTCTAAATAAAAATAAATTATCCGCAAGGGAGAATCACTATGGCAGGAACAATCCAAGCCTCAACAATTCCCAACGAAATTTTAACAGTATATGCTAGAGAAGCTATACTACAGGCACAACCTGTATTCATTTTTAAAAATTTCGTAGAGCACAAGGTGCAATTAGGCGTAGAGCCTGGGAATACAATCCGTTTTCTTAAACTAAACAACATTTCTAAAGGTGGAAGACTGCCCGATGAAATGACACCGATCCCTAGACAGACAATGACTTCTAGTACAATTGAACTCCGAGTTTACGAATTCGGGAACAGTATTCAATTCACTAGATTTGCAGCGATGTCTTCTTACCGTGCACTACTCGAAGATGCAGCATTGCAACTCGGTCGTGATTATGCGCTTGTCATTGATGAATATCTTCGTGATATTTACTTGGCGACCGCAAACGTACAGTGGGCAACCGGTAAAACAAATGATGCAACTATCACAGCAGCAGGTGTGTTTAACACAACTGAGATCAAAGACGCTGTAGAGACATTGAAGACATTGAATATCCCACCAGTGTACAGAAATGGACAAGGTGACTATATTTGTGCCGCACATCCACACCAACTCCGTACATTGAGAGATGATATTTTCTGGCGTGAAGCTAGACAGTATGTAAATCCGGCCGATATGTACGCAGGTGAAGTAGGACGTTACGAAGGTGTTGTCTTCATTGAAACCACACAAATGCCTATTACTCCCGGTGCAGGTTCCGGCGGTATCGACATTTACTCCGCTATCATCTTCGGCGATCGTGCCGTAGGTTATGCTGAAACTGTTCCACTCGAACTCGTGCAAGATGGGGCGAAAGACTTCGGTAGATTCTTAGATATTGGTTACTACACTGTAGCCGGTGCCGGAATCGTTAACGATTTCATTCTAGAGTTAAGGACTGCTTAACAATGGCTGAAACATTCGCTACAATCAAGGCTACACAATTAGCTTACAGAAATGCAGTACCTGCCAACTTTCCTGCCGGAACAGCGGTGGTTAGAAAAACAGTCACTGAATTCGAGTATGATTGTGCAGTCCACGGTGGTAGCCCTGGTAAAGTATTGCTTGGTATTTTACGTCCGTATCTATCTGTAACGAAAGTTACATATGATGTGGCTACTAGCTTTACTAGTGAAGGAGCAAATGCAGCCAAAGTATCGGTAGGCATTTTATCTCCATCAGATTTAATTGCGGAATCGGCACTGACAAGCGCATTGTATAACACCGGGACTAATCAATCCGGGTACCCGGACGGCACACTTGCTAAATCTTTTAGATTGTTGGATAAGACAGAAGTTTATTTAACAATAAAAGACCAAGCATTGCTTACAGGTAAATTAAAGATTAAAATTGAACAGAGGTAATAATTATGGCTGCAACATCAATCGTATTTTCTGGCGCAGGGACTCTTAGAAATCCTGTTAATGAGGGTGTACATAACACTAGCATTCGCAGCATTTGGGAAGTAACTGTAGCTAATAGTGAGACACTTACACTTAACCACATGACTGATTTACTTAAAATTAGAAGTGTGAGAGTAATGTCTGCATCTACAGGTGCCGATGCTCCTGTATCTGCTGCCGGTATTGTCAGTATCACTAAAACAGATGCCGACACTACTACAATCGTTTTCGGAGCAAGTGCTGCCGGAAATTGGAATATAGTAATCGATAACTAAGGAAAAATAGAATGGCTAAAGAAAAAGAAACACAAACTGTAGAGACCGAAGTGGCTATTGAAAAAGAAGTAGTCACCGAAGTAGTAGAAAATCCACCTAAAGCTAAAACAGGTGAAGTATCACACATTGAGGCTAATGCTCCTAGAACTAGAGAAGAAGAATTGCAAAAAACAGTTCCGATCACTACTCCTATGGCATCCCCAGATGTAGTTAAACCTACTGTAGTTCTCGGTATCAGTGGTGAAGAAAAAGTCCAAGTTAAACCTACAAAGCCGGGTCCTTTTAAAATAGGACCAAAGTTTTATAGATTTATTCCAGGAACAGTTTATGACGTTCCTCACTATGTAAAACAAGTACTGGCACGTGCTAATGCACTCTCAGTAATATAAGGAGCCTACAAATGGCAGATTTACAAACAACGGTAAAATTTAACGGAACATTAATGACTACGAATGCGGCAGGTGGAGGTTCGGTTCTTCCGGATCCTACCAGCATCGAATTCGTAGCACAGTCACGAATTGAGAGACAAGTTTACACTATTCCCGGCAACTCAGGTGTGAAAACATTCAATCCTGGCGATGATGGATTTGTAGGCATTGATTTCTTCAAAATCGAAGTACTCAATGTAAACAAGAGTGTAAGATTGAAGTTCAATGGTGATCCTGTGGGTATGGAAATTAAACCGGTACAAGCTACAGGTAAAGCCTTCCTTATCGGAACAACTAACTTCACTACTCTAGATATCATCAACAGTGATCCTGCTGCAATTCAAGTCATGATTTCTGCTTTCGAAAAGTATAACGGGTAACAACAATGGCAATATCTGCATTAGGTAAAATGGGGACATCGTAGATGAACGGATTGTAATTAAAGCGAGAGATCCTTTAGCTACAGACGATATCACACAGGATTACTATGTAGGTTTGTCTTGGTTTAACCCTGTTAATAACGCTTACTTTAAATGCAGCGTTAATACCGAAGGTGCTGCAATTTGGGTTACAGTTCCACCAGGAGTCCAAGGCCCGACAGGCGCAACTGGACTAACTGGCTTAACAGGACCGCAAGGTGCGCAAGGAATTCCTGGACCGACCGGACCACAAGGCAACGCAGGTCCGACTGGACTAACTGGCCCCCAAGGTATCCAAGGACCTATCGGACCCGCAGGTATTCAAGGTCCGACTGGCTCTACAGGTGCACAAGGACTGCAAGGACTTAAAGGCGACCAAGGCGATACTGGCCCACAAGGAATTGCTGGGCCTACAGGCTCTACTGGCGCACAAGGGCCACAGGGCGATCAAGGCCCTACCGGAGCCGTGGGAGCGCAAGGAATACAAGGCATACAGGGAATTCAGGGTATCCAAGGAATTCAAGGTACACCCGGAATTTCTAGTGATCTCGGCTGGGTAAGTGCTGGGCTTAATGGTAGTATTAACGGCCCGATTACAACTACAGAAGTATTACTGAAATTCGATTATGAATTAATTGATAACCACGGAGCATATAATCCTGCAACAGGTGTTTTTAAAGCACCACATGAAAGTGGATATTTCTTCAATGTTACTGTCAAATATGAGACAGGTGAGTATAGCCAAGCATATATCAAGGCGGTATTACCTGGTAATAGAGAAAGAATTCTAACCAACTCTTTCAAAGCAGGTGAAGTCATGTCAGGGGATCTAGTTTATAAATTGAATGCAGATGAAGAAGTAAGATTCTATCTAGGTGTTGTCGGTCCTACAGGTGTAGGTACATACGGAAACAATGCTAGAAATAACTACTTCGGGGCAGTCTTCCATAGACTGATACCTTAAATGAAAGAACTACGCTTCTATATAGGGGATGTCGCTGTACGTCTATATGAAACCTATGCAGGAGCAGAAGTTCCACTAGATCGTATCGAGATCCAAGAAAGTGATAACTTCGATACAGGCTACACCACAATTGAAAGCTATTCCGCAAGCACTAAAAATGAATATCTAACAACTATTCATGGCAGTGATACATGGTTACAGAAATGGTATAGAATTCACTGGCTAAGCAAAGACGGGACACAGATATTTGGTGATAGTGGCCCTATTGTGCCAGAAGAAATACAAAGACTACTCGATGATGTCCGTATGCATATGGGGGACACTAATATCGACAACCCCGCATGGAGTGACCGTGAGTATGTCCAGCACATCCGTTTCGCGCTAAAGCAATATAAAGGCAGTGCAAATATAGCCACGGTTAAAGATGAAGATATTATACCTGTAGTCCTACTCTGCCGTATAGCATTTGCAAATATACTTAGTTATGATTATGCAAAGTATTATGCATTGCAAGCACCAGGGGCTACACTCGATAAGTCACAGATACATTCACACTATAGTCAGGTAGCTAGAGACTTACAAGATAGTTATGATAATATTGCCCGCCGTCTAGGTTTATCCGAAGGTGGTCAAAATGATGGACACCATATAACAACTATGCCTGCTCCCTTGGAAGGTGATACAGAGCGTTGGAGTAACTTCCGTAACGGTTTTGTTAAACTACGGCCAGGTGTTATAAACACAGGCACTAGAAACACACAATCACAGAGATTCTTCCAAGAACCGTCAGGGTGGTAGAGTATGAGTAAAAGTGATCCTAATCGGGTAAAACATAGAGCGAATAAAGGTGGTGTAGATGATTATGGTAATAGCTATACTGTAAGCAAAGGTAAAATCGTTTATGCTAAGCAAGCCCCTGTTAAAATAAAAAAAACTAAAAATAGAGAAGTTAAGAAAGGGCATGTCAACGGTGAACGCACAACTATAATCACACCCACACATAAAACTAAAGTAAGAGACTTCGGAGTTCATACCGAGCAGAAATCTAAGCATAGTAAAGACAGTGCATTAAAAGCGATAACTGCTAGACGAAGAGAGAAAGCAAAGCTCGGCTCTAAAATGCAGAAACGGAGTCCACAAGTAGTTAGAAATATAGTGGCTAAACAAGGTGATAAAAAGTTTAGAAGTGGTGAAGCTGCTAAGCGGAGAGAAGAGCATAGGCAGAAATTATTAAACTCACCTGCTACAAAAAAGAAGGCAGAAGCTACTGCACAGAAATACAGAAAAGAAATTAGAGACCAAAGAGTTAAACGTAAAAAAGATGATAGAGCCGGTAGACGTAGTTATATATCTGCACGGCAAGGTGTACGTAAACTAGTTAGAGGAACTAAAAAGCATAAAGGGCTGATAGGTGCCGGACTAGCTGTTGGATCTCTCGGTGTAGCAGGTGTAGAATATGCTACAAGAAATCATGATAATAGTATTCGTGGAAAAATAAAGAGGTTCTAATATGAGCAGTAAACAATTAATTAAAAAAGTATTCAAGGCTATCCCTTAACTAGGCCCACGATACAATACGAGATCTACACCTGAATCTAAACATTTCCTACATGTAAATCCTATTAAAAAAGCAAAAACTAAAACTGAGAAAACAATAAACAGAAAAGCAAGACAGGTATATAGAAAAGTTACAGGACACACTGAGGCATTACAAAGTTATAAACAGGCTAGATCTAGACATTTGGGCAGCTTTCATGATGAGATGTATGGTGGTAAAGAAAGTAGAAAAAGAGATAAAAACGATGCGCTAGAACATAAAAAAAATATTCAAAAACGTAATAAAAGCGATGCTATATTTGTGTCCTCTGTTGGTGCAGGCATAGGAGCTATCGGGTATGGGGCTAAAAAGGCTAACGACCGTCGTAAAGAAAGCAAGACCGTAAAAGGACGCATTAAAAAAGCAATAGGTAGATAATGTCTAGACTTCCTCAATCAAACAGACTACAGGTAGAGAATCACGGACAAAATAGTGACTACTTACCTGAATTAATTCGTAACGCTGAAGAGACCATACTCGCTGTAGGCGGAACTGTCATACTGCTGAAAAAGAAAAGTGTGAACAGTAGTGAGGTAGACCATAAAGGTACTGCTAGTGATAGAGGACCAATGAATAATAGAGTTAGTGATGTCCAAGTAAATCCTGCTATTGAAACTAAATACTGGCGACCTGTAACCGGAATCCCTGCATTGATAGAATTATCCGGACAAGCTGAAAAGCAGTTAGGCAGAAGTAGCGGTGGTAATGCTACAGTGACTATAGCTAGGGCTACACTCGATAAGCTACAACTGACGATAAATATGATCTCCGATAATTTTTTAATACATGATGACCGTTACAGGATTACGAGAATAGAAAATGATACATTAGTTCTTGACAATTGGACTGCAAGAATATACTCAGTAGAGAAAATATGAAGCGTAATACTAAACAACAACCTACACCTACTAAAAAAGATATAGCTAAACAGTATATCCGAGGTACAGTTGAAAAACAGGTATCTAAAGGTAAGACTAGATTAAAAAATAAGGTTAAAAATATTACTAAAAATCAGATGCTGGACTATTATGAAAAAATCTAATCCTATTAATAAAATACTGAGATACATTAAGGGTAAACCTAAAAAAGTAAGTACTCCTGTATCTGCGCCTAAAACAGATGATGGCTATAGTCCTGCATCTGATTTTTAGTAATATTTTTAACCTTATT